CGCATTACAACCGATTTCGAATTTGACATTGTGGGTACGCCGGATCGCACGTACGCCGCGCCCGGCGTCGCGCAAGAAGAGGTTCCCGCACCCGCACCGGTTGGCTAATGCCCGAGCCGGTAGTACGTATCGAAGGGCTCTCCGAATTGCGGCGTACGTGCATCAAAGCGGGCGCGCAAATGGAAGAGTTCAAAGAGGCAACGCAACGGACCGGACAGGTAGTGAGCTTTCATGCAATGGGACTCGCACCGAAACGGTCCGGTGCGTTAGCCGGATCGATACGCCCGGCACGCGCGGCAAGCCGCGTCACGGTGTACGCGGGAAGCTCTTCGGTGCCCTACGCGGGCGTCATTCATTGGGGATGGCCCGCGCACAACATCCGATCGCAACCATTTTTGACCGATGCGGCGAGTCAATCCGAGCCGCAATGGGTCGGATACTTCTTCGCGGAATTGCAAAAGATTATCGACGGGATACACGGGACATGAGCACGCTACGGCATCGCTACCGGCTCGTTCTTGACGGAACGAAATTCGAAGTTGTCACGTCCGCGCGTGATATGGCGGCAGCGCAAATCGATCCGTCCAATCCGAACGCGAACTTTGCCGAGGCGACTTTTAGGCTCTTGCATGCGGCGTGTATCCGCAACAACATTCCTAATATCCCGTCCGATTGGGAATCGTTCGCGGATTTACTCGATGACGTGGACGACATGGAGCCGGGCGAGGACGCAAATTTGCCGGACCCTACCCGGTCGGTGGGATTGGAGACCTTGCAGTCAAAGTAGCAATTGCAACGGGCATCGGGCCTAGCGAATGGTTATCCGATCCGCGCGCAATGGTTACCGCCATGGAAATCTTGACTGAGCAAGCACGGAGGCGCCGCTAATGGCCGGTAGCGCGATACTCAAATTGCAGGTAATCGCGGATGCCTCCAAAGCGGTTAGCACACTCCACGGTCTGAGCAATGCAACCGACGATGCCGGTAAAACGACAACAACAATGTCCGACCGGCTCAAATCGCTTGGTAAAGCGGCAGCCGTTGCAGCGGGCGCGGCAGCTATCGGCGGACTCATTGCGGTATTCAAAACCGGTTGGCAAGAGCAGCAAGACTTTCTAGCCGGGCAATCGCAATTAGAAGCCGGTTTGAAATCGACCGGCAACGCCGCAAATGTGACCGTGGACGGCATGGAAAAACTTGCCTCCACGATTCAGAATTACTCCGGACAGACGGACGATTCAATCGTTGCGTCCGAGAAACTCATGCTCACGTTTACGAACGTGCGCAACGCGGCAGGCAAGAATAACGATATATTCAATCAAGCGATAAAGCTTACTGCCGACATGGCCGCGCGTATGGGTGGCGAGGCATCTACCTATGCGATTCAACTAGGCAAGGCTCTCAACGATCCGATCAAGGGTCTGAGCACGCTAACGCGTATCGGCGTGAGCTTTACCGAGCAGCAAAAGAAGCAAGTTACCGCGCTCGTGGAGAGCGGTCACACGATGGCCGCACAAAAGATAATCATTGGCGAGCTCAATAAAGAATTCGGCGGCAGCGCCAAGGCATTCGGCAATACCCTGCCGGGCCAAATCGAGCGTACTAAGCGCGCATTCGAGGATGTGTCTCAACAGGTAGTCGCATCGCTTATGCCGATAATTACGAAACTCGCGCAATTCCTACTCAAAGACCTTATGCCCGCGTTCAAAGGCTTTGTTGACTTCGTAACGCGAAACTTCGATTGGATCGGGCCGCTAGTCGCAGCAATCGGAACAATTATCGTTGCCACAAAGCTATGGGCCGCGGCGACTGCATTACTCGGTATATCAATGGATATGTTGCCGGTGATCGGATGGATATCGGCAATTGTCGCACTAGCAACCGCAATCATCTACGCATACAACCATTGCGAGACCTTCCGCAAGATCGTGCAAGCGGTATTCTCGGCGATCACTACCTATATCAAGATATGGTGGAAGTCATGGGTTATCGCGTTCAATGCGGTAAAGAAGGTTGTAACCGTTGTTGGTAAGGCGATCGGCGTTGCGGTCAAAGCGGTGTGGAAAGTCGTTGTTGCAACGGCTAAAACGATATTCAAGGTGTACACGACACCATGGGTGCTTACGTGGAAGTTCATAAAGAATCTCGTCACGAAATGGGCACCGCAAATATTCTCATGGGTAAAGAATGTCGTTGTCCGTGGCGCGCAAGCACTGAGTAACCTCTTCGACCGGATAACGGGACCGTTCAAAAAGGCTTGGGATTGGATTCGATCGCACGTCAGCGGGTGGGCGTCCTCGGTAGCGACGTGGATTCGTAATATCGCATCGCGTGCGTTCAGTGCGCTAAGCAATCTGTTCGATCACATAGTGTCGCCGTTTCAGCGTGCGTGGCAATGGTTGAGTAGCCATGTCAGCGGGTGGGCGTCCTCGGTAGCCAATTGGCTAGGCAGAGTAGCGAGCGCCGTAGGGCGTGCGCTCAATGGCGTATTTCACGCGGTCATCGGTCCATTTCAGGACGCGTGGAGTTGGCTTAGCTCGCACGTCAGCGGATGGGCGAGCGGCGTATGGAATTGGCTTAGCGGCATAGCCGGGCGAGTCGGTAGCGCACTGTCGGGCGTGTTCAATGCGATTATCTCGCCATTCAAGACCGCATACGATTGGGTAATGTCGCACGTCATTAGCCCGCTGAAATCCGCGTGGAACGGTTTTGCGAACGTAATCAATGCCGTGCACATCACGCTGCCGAAAATCAAGATTCCGTTCGGGCCAACCATCGGCGGGCAAACCATCGGGCTACCGCATATCCCAACCTTTGCATCCGGTGCGTTCGTTGGTAAACCGACGATGGCGGTTGTTGGTGAAGCCGGTAACGAATGGGTATTGCCCGATGCGAAGCTGCGCGCGATGCTGCGGCAAGAGCTTGCCAACATGGGACCAACGATCGTTATCAATGGCGCTCTTGATCCGGACGCGGTAGCACGGCAAGTAGAAAGGCTCTTAGTCGGTCGCTCGCGGCGCGTGCAAGGTGTATCGCGTTCCGGAACGGCACACCTATGACCGCACCGCTCATCGCAACGAACCTCGCGACGATTCCGCAAGTCCGCGCTTGGGCGACTGCGGCTAATCAAATGGGCGCAAGCCAAAATGTCAACGCTACATTTGCAACGGCTACGTTCGGCATCGATGGCACCCGTCCCTATGGGCGACGCACGCTCGTAGCAACAACCGGCATTCAAGGGCTTTCGTATCGCAACAACGATCAAGCGTTAGTTGGTGCGGCGCAAGCCTCTTTGCCGGTCGGTGCGGGTATTCCATGCGCGGGTAAGACGCGAGTACGGCTCAATTGCAAGTACCGCGTTACCGTGGCAAGCGGTGTTGTCGTCCCTATCGCGATCGAATGGCGGTTCGCGGACGCGGCATACGCTTGGGTAAATCCGGCATCGACTAGCACGCCGGTAATAAACCTTGTCAATGGGCAATGGGTGGAGGTAAATCTCGTCCTGCCTGTACCGGCAAACGGTGCCTTTCTTGCGATGCGGTGGTTTACGCAGCACGCTGCCGCGAATGTCGCGCAGGGCGATACCGCCGATATCGCGGAAGTTCTATTCACCACCGACGATTACGATGGCCCGTATTTCGACGGCGACGCGGATAGGGCGCGGTGGACCGGCGCGGTAAACAATTCCACTAGCGAGCTATTCGGCGATGCCCCGCCACAACCGCTACCGCCCCCGCCAAGCGATGTTTCATGCATCGTGTATGTAGAGGGCAACCGCATCGCGGATACCGGGCCGGATTACCTCAATGACGTGCCAACCGTCCTTGCCGGTTTATCGGTGGAATGGGGACGCGAGACGGTAGTAGATCAACCGCCCACATCTACATGCAGCTTTACCGTTGCCGAGCGTCCCGGTATGCGGTCGATATTTCCGGTGCTGCATGTCGGTAACCGCGTAGATGTAGAGGTTGGCTATCAGGACGAATCGATACCGCCCGGTGCACCGGTCAACGTAGCCGAGGACGGTAACTTTCTCACGATCCCGATTGCACAACGGACGCGGTATGGAACGGGAAGCGTTGCGCGAGCGGTATTGGGCGGCAATGTCACCATGTTGGGCGTGCAATCGGGATCGATCTACGCGCGCACGACGCGGAGTCTTCCGGCAGCATTCGCGAACGACATGATATTGATTGCGCCTGCCGCGTTTAGCAACCAATCGACCGCTTGGGACTCGATCCCGCAAGTGCTCCCCGGCTCATCGTGGCAATTGCAATTCTATGCGGGGATGGGTGGCAACGGCGATACCGGCTCGCAGACGCCCGGGCAGTATTACCCGCAACCATTGGCGCAAGCGGTGCTCTTCACTTCGCCATCGGCAACCGGTCCGTATAGCTTTATTGGTCCGCAAGTCACGCTCGAATCGCTCAATAACTTGCAATGGACTATCAACGTTCCGATACCAACACCGCTCCCGCAAAGAGGATGGCTAGGTCTCGCGGTATGGCCGCGCCCGCGCATTACATGGGAGAGGTATTGGAGCGCCACCGCGCCATGGACCGGCGCTCTAGACGCTTGGGTAGGGGCGACCGGGTATAACCCTAGAGGGCTCGATGATTTACGCATTTCATTCTTCCAAGTGATCACAACGGGCGGCGCGGACTTGCGCCGACAGATGCTCGCATTTGCCGGGCGCATAACCGACCTAGAGATAGTCGGCGCGCAAAATGGTAGTTCCCAATGGCGCGCGACATGCGCGGACGTAACCGCCGATATGGCGAATGATGCAATCGGCGATGACCCGTGGCAGCAAGAGCGAATAGACGTGCGCGTGCCGCGTATCCAAAGCCTGTCATCGGTGGACTTCACGACGGATATAGATTCCGGTATCGCGCACCGCGTGATGAGCTATATCGACGTGGACTCGCAACCAACCATCGGACTAATTACCGATATGGCGAATTCATCGGGCGGCATCGTGTGGGCCGCATTCACCACCGAACGCGGATTCTATCTATGGATCGAAGACCCGGAAAACCGCGTTGCGCTCGGCGCTCTCATGTTCGACGCGAATATCGGGCGTGTCGTGATCGATTGGAACCGATACCATCCGGGCGGAAGTGCGATCGTGTCAGCGTGCGATATCCCGCGCGACGCACCGAGCTTCGTGCAAAATGTGAGCGACGTTATTACACGCGTGGATTTGACGTGGCTAGAACAGACAATGGGCGAGGATGGCGTAACGCCGGAGCCTACAGAGCGCTACGTGCACGTGTGGGATAGCGACGCGGAAGCGCTCTATGGCGTGCGCGCCCTGAGCATGTCAACGCAACTAGTCAATAGCACGGCGGCAACGGACGTAGCCACACAAGCGCTCATGCGCCAATCGGATCTACGGTGGCGGATGCTCAATATCGAATGGGACACCGGGACGCGCGTCCTAACCGATGCCGATCGTACTTACCTACTGCGGATACTTGATGGTGTTACCCGGATCGGGCTACCCGTGACCATTACCGACTTGCCCGCATGGACGCCGGACTATCCCGCCGTGAATGCCTATCTAGAGGGTGGCACGTACACGTACACCGATGGCGCGTGGACCGTGGATCTCAATCTAAGTCCGTCGCACACCATCGGCGCTAGCGCGACATGGGCTCAACTGCCGGTTGCATGGAGATGGAATCAATTCGATATCAATATCGCATGGTCGGATTGTTGGGGATTGGCGGTATCCGGTACTGCGCTAGCAGTACAGGACGAGCCGGTGCCCGTAATAACCGATCGGCTAATGGGGAGTAGCTATGGCGTCAACGGGAACTAAGAAGCTGCCATATCCGCAACCGTCCGAGCCGATAGCGCAAGGTGCGGACGCTATTCGTAAGCTCGCGCAATCGGTCGATAATATGGTGCAAGCCGGGGCGGTCACGGTAGCTATCGGGACGGCTAACCTCAACCAAAGCCAAGCGGTGGCGTTTCCCGTACCGTTCAATTCGGCGCCGTACGTGTGCATTACCCCGATCAGCGGACCGACGCCGGATTTCACTACGGCATGGTGGGTAACGGCGGTAACGGCAAATGGCTTTACCGCATGGAGTCGCCGCAGCACGACGGGAAACTTTACGGCTCATTGGGTGGCGGTCGGCTCGGTTGTGGCGGTTACGTAGTAGTGTGCGGCGCATGACGGATAGAGCAATCATTGTGGCGCTCATCATCGGCTTTGCGCTCGGCTTGGCGGTCGGACTATTGATAGCGGCGTAAATGGAGGTAAGAAATGCCCTACTCTCCCGATTCAATAATGAGCGTGTACAAACGCATTCAACAGGCAATCCCGAGCACGCAATTGGGCGGTATATATGCCAATAAAGCGGGCTACCATAATTGCCGCGCCAATCTGCCATCGTCGGATTACTCGGTGCAAAAAGCGGACGACAAGAAAGGTGATGCGCAGGCATCGGCCGGTCTCGACCTAACGTTTCCGAACAATTCCGACGAGCGCACGCTAATGTCACGGCTCATGAAGGCCGGGCAAGCGGGCGATTCACGCGTACACAATTTGCGCGAATGTTTCGGCACAACGGACGGCAAAACGGTAACCGGTTGGGACTTCCGGGGAATGTATTACGTCACGTCGGATAGCTCGCACTTATGGCATATCCACGTGAGCTTTTATCGCGCGTATGCAACCAATCAGAAAACGGCGGATGATTTGGTATCCGTCCTACTCGGCAGCGGCTATAGCCCGGACGTGAAACCGGAGGATGACGACATGAATCAAGAGGACACGCGCAAAGAGATTGCAACGGCACTGCGCAATTACCATCTCGGCGAACAGTCCGATTCGAAGCATTGGACCGAAGCCAACTATCCGAACATTATCAAGGATTCCAAGAATGGCGTAGCCGACCGGTTGCAGCGATTGGAGAAGGGCAAATGAGCGAATCTGTAGTTGAGCCGAACGAAAACGAAGAGCCGGAAGTGCGCGAAAGCGGCGATGCCGAGGATTTACCGCCCGACACCGTGACGGAAGAGGTAACGGAGACGGTCGAGACGGAAGAGTCCGAATCCGGAGTCGACGAATCCGAGGCGAAGCCGGACTAAAGGATTGGGCGGTAATCATCCTCGCGCTAGGTCTCGGAACGGCTCTCAATCTCGTCACGTTCGCGGTGTTGTGGGACGCGCTTTTCTCGCCCGAGTCCGGGCTATCGGATAACGCCGTGCAGCTACTGACCGGATGGGGCGGAGGCATGATCGGCGTGATCGGTGCCTACGTCGGTTACAAGGCGTCAGCGGGCAACGGCGAGCCGCCCAAGCGCTGACCTAACGCCCTCAGCGCCACGCTGAGCGACGAACGCCGCGCGGTGCGTGTCCTAGGTACCCCCTACCGTCCCCGGCACGCCTAGAGCCGCGCGGCGTTCCCCCGGGATGGCCGATGCCGGACGGATGAGCGTCCGGCACCGTGCCGAGCCTCTTACCCCTGCCCGGGGATCGGTTCTCACTAGTCGCGGAACCGTGCTCACGGGCGGTGCTAACACGTTCCCCGGCGGGGAATATGGCCCGGATTTGGCACTGTTTGGAGATCAACTAGGGCCAAAATATGTACCCAAACTCGGACATAGCGACGCTCAAATGAACTTGTAGTAGTACCGCATGCCCCGAATTTGCTAGGGTAGAGGCGTGCGACGTTCCCCGGATGGGAACGCGGGAATCTAGCAAAGGGTGAGATGATGGGAAAGATGATCGGGAGCATCGAGCAGCGGGCACGGTCGTGGCGCGTGATTTGGAGCGTGGACGGCAAGCGGCAAACGCGATCGTTCATCCGTGAGAGTGATGCCGTCGCGTTCCGCGAGCGTCTGACGCGGCACGGTGGAACGTTGCAGGATGGCGACGCGGACGCGCTCACCGTTGCCGCGCTCTATGACGAATGGGCGCACCGCTACGGCACCGAGCGGCGACGCGGCATCTTCCGGACGATGGCGGAGGGCGAGCCGATCGCAAAGGCTCACATCGGGACCGTGACCGCCGAGGATTTGACAGACCTTGCCGACACGCTCGCGACGCGCTACGCGGAGACAACGGTTCGGGGGTTTATGAACGCGCTACGGGCGGCATTCCGGTATGCGCAGAAGCGCGATTACATCGTGAAGAGTCCCGTACCGGATTCGTTCACCATTCGTAGCAAGGTGCGTGCGACCGTGCCGGTATTTTTGCGCGACGATGAGGCGGACCGGCTCATTGCGGCGATGCCGGAGCGTTTCAGGCTCTTTACGCGCGTGCTGCTTCATTCCGGCATCCGTATTGGCGAGGCTTACGCGCTCGTTGTCGGCTCGGTGGACGTTGCCGACGATGGCCGCGTGACCCTGACCATTAGCGCGAACGCCAATCAGAAAACGGGCGCGCTCGGACCGACGAAAACTCGCGATAGCGTGCGCTTCGTACCATTGCCGCGCAATATCTCGCGAGAGGTTGCCGAGCTAGCGAATGGGCGACCGTACGGGGAACGGCTCTTTACGCTCCCCGTGTACAACAATTATCTACGCGCACATAAGCGCGCCGTAGCGGATGCAGGCCTACTCGCGAAGTACCCGGGCGGCGTGCGCATTCACGACATGCGGCACACGTACGCATCGCGGTTGCTCCGTAACGGCATGTCGTTGTTTCAGGTGTCAAAGTGGATGGGCCATTCTGACGTGGCGATCACGGCGAACCTCTACGGCAAGATTCACGTGGACGACGAACGGCTAAATGCGATCGTGGACGCGCTCGAATCCTGAGCGCAAAAGAGTAGGCCCGGGCAACCGCCCGGGCCTTTCTCATGCCACTACCGCCCGTCGTCGCGTTGCGCCCGGGCTATCTCGATGAGCGCTTTATTGATCGCGACGTCATACCGTAGCCGCTCGCGCGGGTCACGTTCTCGATTGCGCCGATCCATAAGGCGTCCAACTAGTTCCCGTGCATTCACTGCAATCCGCTCTCTTTGGCCGCTCGTACAAGAGCGAGCCGCTCGTCCCGTCCCATGTCGCCGTGCTCTTTGGCGCTGCCTAAATGCGCGGTGAGCGCTTGCAGGCTCGCGAACCGTTTGCCGCATTCCATGACGCACGGGAAGCTCTTCGTTCGTGCCGCGTTGCGTGCCTTCGCTTCGGGCGTGACGTTTCGATTGGTTACCGGGAATCCGGCGAGGCGCTGCCGCTCGGCTAGCGGCAAATCGCCGTGCTTCTTGGTCAAGTGCATCATGAGCGAGTGTGCGGTAAGGGCTACGCCGTATCCGGAATGGCACAACGGGCAATCGTCGGTTGGTGCCGGGCGCTGCTCTTTGGTCGGTCCGCGCCCGGTCGGCTTACGCGGTGCGGTGGGCACCGTCGCGTCTAGGTCATCGTTCCAATACGTCGAGATTTGCGTCCACGACGGATCTTTGTGTAACGGGCACACGTCGAGCCGCTTTGCTCGCCCTTCGTAGACGAGCGCAATCGACAATGCCTCTTCGGCGTTTGTCGTCTCGTCTAGCTCGCCCTTGCACACATCACAGTGCACATCGATGAGCGTTCGAACAGTACGCATCGCATTCCCCCTTAGCCGTTTGTCGGTTCGCTATCGAGCGTATCCGTTTCCGGATCGGGCCAAAGCTCGGTTACCCAAGCTCGCTCGTACTCGTCCACGTACTTGCCGCGCAACGCTCGCATCGTGCGGGTAGCTGCTGACCGGCTCTCGATCGGGCCAATGATCCGGTAGCCGTTGATCGGATTCCCGAGGACGATCACGTACTGCATCATCCACCCTCTACCGCGTTGCGCGTCGCACCGAAGCGCGGCATGTCATCCTCTCGCGCTTTCCCGCGACGCTCTGTAACACTTCCGCGCAATGTTGCCGCGAGCCGTACCGCGTCCTTTGCCTCGCCCGCGATCCGGCCGAGACCTTTGGTCAGGTAGCCGTCCGGGTACTCGCGCGTTTCCGCATACACATGGCCGGATTCGCTCATCTCGCGGATGCGGACCATCGAGCACCGGGCGCACGTGTGACTGACGCGGTAGAACCTGAGCCGCGCCACGTGTACCGCGTCGGTCGGTGCCCATTGGTGCCCTAGGTCCCGACAGGCAAGATGCTCATTTGTCCAATGCACCGCCTCTTCTGCTACGTCCTCCGCGTCCGCCCATGTCGGCTCTCGTCGTGCCGGTCTCGCCATCATGATCCTTTCAGAAAGTGCCACAGGTGGCACACAAAGTAGCTCATCGGGTGGTAGAACGACAGCACCGGTAATGAAGTAGCCGACGGCGGGACGAAAGCGGCCCGTCGCGTAATCGGTACTGCGCCTAAAACGGGGGAATTGCCGATGGGTTCACCGCGATCCCGCGCGGATAACATGCGGATACGGCTTATTGCCGGTGCTTGGCAAATCCGGGCGATCGAACGTGACATACGCCCGAGCGCGGCAGCGGTGGCGGAAGCGGCAGGTATTCCGCGCACAACGATGTATCGCATGGTGCGCGGCAAACAACCTTCTTCGGAAGCTATTGCCGCGCTCATGGATACTCTAGATTGCCCGTTCGAACGCTTATTCGAGAGGGTGCGAGCCGAATGACCATTCCGCTTAGCGCTCAATTGGGTACCGGTGAAATCGCCCGGCTCGTCGGTTGCTCGCGCGAGTATGTGGCGCGTCAATGCCGCGAGCGCGTTTGGCCGCATGCTGTTTTTAGGAATCGGTATCGGTTCACTCGTGATCACGTCGCAATCATTCTCGCCATGTCGAGAAAAGAGCGCGTGGCAGATCCACGCCGCGCGGCGTGCGTGTTGTTGTTCGATGAGCTACCGACCGATGCGCTCATTGTGGAACCGCGCAACCGCCGCCCGGCAATCGACGTGCACCGCTACTCGCGGATGAGGTACGGCGAATGATGTACGCGGTGGCGACAGCCGATGGTGCTATCTATTTGGTAACCGAAGACAAGGCGCAAGCCATCGACTATGCCGAATGGTTGAACGCGAAGATGGGCGACATACTCGAATACACCGCAAGTACGCATGACCCGGGGGCGGCAGCCGTCTACGAAGAATTGGACGACGGTTCGCTAGTGGAGCTTGCCGATGACTGATACCGAATGTCAGCATGAGCACACCGACCCGCCACGGCCGAAATGGTTTGTAACGACGAACGGCGAACGATGGCGGCGTTGTATCCGGTGCGGCACGATCCTTTGGGTGATCGGCGATGACTGATACCGAATATCTCGATTGGCGATCACGTGGCATCGGTGCATCCGATATCGCGGGCATCTTGGAAATCTCACCATGGGATAGCCCCTACTCGGTATGGGCGAGCAAGGTGATAAACGCGAGCGGCGACGGTACCGGCTCGAATATGGAGGCGATGAAATGGGGAAAGCTACTAGAGGACGTCATAATTACCGAAGCCGCGAGGCGCTTGGATTGCCTCGCGTACGGGCAGCAGACGCGGTGCGAGCATTCCGAGATTCCATGGGCGCGAGCGACGGTGGACGCCTTTTGTCGGGAGAGCGACGCGGGCGAGGGCGTCATAGAAGCAAAAACCACAGGTGACCCGTATTGGCATGAGCTACCCGCGCACTATGAAGCCCAAGTCTTATGGCAACTAGAGGTATCCGGGCGTGCGTTCGGATGGGTAGCGGCGTTGCATGCCGGGCGGCGCATGTCGTTGTGGCGCGTAGAGCGGCAACCGGAATTGCAACGGGCGATGCTCGATGCGGCGCGCATCTTTTGGGACAAGTACGTGATTCCGCGCGTGCCTCCGATCATCGATGGCTTTCCGGGAACGACGGATACGCTCAACGCGATGTATAGCTCATCCGACAAGAATTTGAGCATAGAGCTAGACGCATTGGGCGATGAGCTAGATGCATTGAAACGCGTACGCAAGGATATTGCGACGTTGGAACGTGACCGCGACCGATTGGAAAATACGGTCAAGGCGGCAATGGAGCGAGCCGAAATAGGCACGCTCGGCGGTAAAGAGGTAGTCACGTGGAAGTCGCGCACAACGCGCCGCGTCGATCTTGACACGCTCCGCGAGAAATACCCGGCGGAAGCGGCGGCGTGCGAGACGGTGACAGAATCACGAACGTTTTTGGTAAAAGGGGTAGCGAAATCACGAAGTGCGGCATAACGTGAGCGCCATCCCGTAGTGGAATTCAGCGGAGGGCGCGCCACGCGGTAAGTGCGTGGCGGTGCCCCTTCCGCTAGGGGGAATCAATGTCAACGCTCAGCGATGCGGTAGAGCGCGCGTCAAAATCGATGCGGGACGCGCCCGACGTAGAACAGACCGCGTTTGGTCCGGTCGATCAAACGCAAGTGCTCCGGTTGATCGGTCTCGATCCGCGTAATCCGATCGCGCATGCGGTTGTGGCGGTTGCTCGGCGCTACGCGCTCGATCCGGTGCTAGGGCACATCGCGATCATTCCGAAGGTGAATCGGCCGTACATCACTCGCGATGGGTTCCTACACATCGCGCACCGAAGCGGCCAATTCGACGGCATGGAAGTACTGAGCGGACCGACGCGCGTCGGTGCCGAATGGATGGCGACGGTTGCAGTGTTCCGGCGTGACATGACGCACGCATTCGTCTACCCGGGACGCGCGAGCGTTGCGGCCGACAACGGTCCCGAGATGGCGATCACGCGGGCCGAGCGCCGCGCGCTCAAAAGAGCGTTCGATGTGGCACTGCCGGGAGAGTTTGGCGACGACGGCGAGAGCGTGACAGTGCCCGTCCCGGCTCTGAGCGCCACGGAGAGCGCCGAACCTGCCGAGCCGCGTGTATCCGGTAGGCCCGAGCCGCAGAGCGCCGCTCAGAGCGCCACACTCGAGAATGTTGATCTTGACCCGACAGCGCCGACCGGTGCGCCCGTGGAGCTTTCGAACCAACAACGCAAAGCGATCTTTGCGCAATGGTCACGGCTCGGATTGGCGGGCACGGACGAAGAGAGCCACGAGACGCGGCTAGCGCTCTACCGGCGGGTGATCGGGCGACCGTTCGAAAGCACCAAAGACCTAAGCGAAACGGAGGCGAGTCAAGTAATCAGCACGTTGGCAAACGTGTATCCGAACGAAGCGGTAACCGAAGAGATGACCGCACGGCTAGTAGACACCGTGCACAACAACGAAGGGGCAATGGGCAATGACGACAGCTAGTAACGTGATCACGGTCCAATTCGGCAACCTGCCGGACGACGCGCGGGCACCGCGCAAAGGGGCAGGCGGACGCGGCCAATCGTTGCGATCCGAAGCCGAAGCGTTGACTACGCGCCCGCAAACATGGGCGAAGGTTGCGACGCGCGACGACGAAAAGAAGGCACGCGCGCTCGCAATGCAGATCGAAAACGGCAAGCTTGCACCGTTCGCGGATGCCAAGTACGAAGCCGCGTCGCGTCCCAACGGCGAGGTTTGGGCGCGGTACATTGGTCCGCGCTAATGCGCCTATGGCTAGCGGTCGATATCGCGGGCGATAGTGAGCAAGAGCCACGCGGTATTACGCGTGATGAGGCAAGCGAGGCGCTCGAAGAGGCATTAGAGAGCGTGGAACTCGAAGCGGGCGACGATGTTTGGTATGTGACCGTGCGCGGCGTAGGCCATACCGCGAAAGAGGCGCAAGAGTCCGTGCAGACGCGCAAAGAGATATTGCAGGGTCTACGCGAGTAGGGCGAGCATCATGCAATGCCTAGAGGTGACGCTATGCGATGAGCAATTTGCATTCGCGGTGAACGTCGGCATAGCGCGCGAGCTTTACGCGAGGACGAAGCGGTACCGCGACGCGTTCGTAAACGGACGCGAGATTGATCCGCACGTACTCGGCGCAATTGGTGAGTATGTCGTGTCAAAGTTTCTCGGCGTGTATTGGGATCCGGCAATTGGTGACCTAGACGACGGCAATGGCGACGTTGCCGGATACGAAGTCAAATGCACGGTATCTGAGCGGGGATATCTACGCGTCAAAGAGCACAACAACGTAGCGCGTACGTACGTGCTTGTAACGTTCATGAACAACGATAGGCACCGCTTCGCCATCCGGGGATGCATGCCGGGCGTAGAAGTCAAAGACATGACGCGACGGTATTTCAATAGCGCGGCGCGAACGTTCGAAGTGCCGCAACGTGATCTACATCGGTTCCCACCATGACGCAATATCAGCGTGGCGACCGTAGAGAAAAGCTCGTCATGCGGGCATTAGAGGATAACGGCTACGTCGCGTGGCAATCGCGGCAGTCACGCGGCTATGCCGATATCATCGCGTTGCAGGCGCAATGCAAGCCGCTGCTAGTGCAAGTAAAGAGCGGACGTGCGCAAATCAAGCATTATGAGTGGAACATGCTATGGCGACTCGCCCGGCAATTGGAAGCGGTGCCGCTCGTCGCGCTCGAAGCGGAACGCGCACACGCTAATCAACCGGTCCGTATGGAATTCGTGCGGATACTCGGCGAGCACAAAGCGTATGGCCGCGATTGGCCCGGGGCACCGTACACGCCGATGATGGGCGCGCGGTGAAATGGGACGACATTACGCCGGGCGAGCAATGGCTAATAGAAACGCTCGATAGCGATAGCAACCTGCGCGGGTGGGCAATGCGACGCATAGAGCTAGACGAGACACGGGGGCACTTGCACGTGTCATTGACCGATCGGTATGGGCGTACCTATCGGTATCACGTGATCGTGGAACCTGAGCTATGACGGGACGCGCGGCGTGGATTCGGTGGGTAACGTCCGCGTGCAATTCGGTTGGCGGGTAGGCCGAACATGGGTGCAATCTTCCTAGCGGGTGGCGCATTCCTACTCGCGCTGCTCGTCCTCTTCGTTGCGTTGTACCCAATGAGCAAGCTCGAATGGCATGAGGATGACGAGCAAACAGACGCGGATGACTTCTTTAGGTATTGGGAACACGGAACCGACACCGAGCGAAGAGATGGAAGCGGAGCGCCGTAAAGAAGATCACGACGACGGCGAGGTAGAGCCGCTCGATAGCCACGGCCGGACGCCGGATTGGCATTGGCCGCGCGGGTATGGCGGTGACAATTCCGTGCCATGGTAGGCACATTGTTGTATAGACAAAGCTAGCGATCGTAGATCAATACCGGCGAGTACGTCCACACTTCGAATGTGGATAACCATGTTTCACCCGTGGCACTTTAGTGGTCCGCCATTGCTACTAATTCAAGCGCTTACACCAAGGATTACCGAGGGCTCGTGATTAGTAGACCAATTCGGTTATCCACATATCCACAGTGCCGACGTTAGATAACTACGTAACTGTACCGACGGGCTCACTTACCGAGGCGCGAGCACCGCTCTTAGCTCGCGCCCTCAGGTGAAAGGTTTACAACACCGCACGCGCGCGCGTAGCGTCCGTGAAATCCCGGCGAATTCGGGGGCGATCATGAGGGCTCGCACTCAACGTAAGCGCGAGGTATTCAGCGAAGCCGAAGCAGCGTACGAAGTTGGGCACGCTGAGTATTCCGATATCCGCAAAGCATGGATTCGCACATTGGCCGAGGCGCATTGCTCTCGGTGCTCAGTCTTGATACTCGTTCCATGGGATCGGACCGAAGAGCGTTACCGATTCGAGGATCGATCATGGGCGCATGAGCTTGCGTGTCCGAATGCCTAGCCGATTCGAAACGCGTAACCGTGTCTACAAGATACGGCGATACTTCATGGCGCAAATGCCGTTGCCTTGTTGGCGATGCGGAACGCTGCTCACCGTAGATGACGAATGGGATCTAGGACACCGCATCGATCTAGCGCACGGTGGATCGGATCATGACGTATGGCCCGAGCATCGCTATGCCGTACCGGGTATCTGCATCGGCAATCGCAATGGCGGGGCGCAGGTACGAGCAAGAGGTATCGGGGGTAGTCGCGAATGGTAGGGGGGGCATTCGATACCGGGGGTATTCATAAGGGGGGCACCCGTATGTAAAGGCGGGGGGGCTCAACCGGGAAGGGGGATCGATGGCGCTAACGGCTAGGCAACGGAGGGCATTGCCTAACTCTGCATTCGTCTATCCATCGGTGCGTAAGTATCCGGTACCTACCAAAGCGCAAGCACAACGCGCGGGAATCAGTGAGCGCCAACGGCTAGGGCTACACCGCAATGCCCTGTCCCGGGTAGCTCAGTCGCACACCATGGGAAGCGCGAGCAACGTTCGCAAGACAGTCGCGAAGCGATCAAACGTTGGCGGACACGCGGCGCGGCGACGGAAGCGGCGAAGCTAGAAAAATATTCGCACGCAAGAAAAAAATACGCGCGGAATTTTGAAAACAGAAAGAGACGGCGGTTTTTTCTGAGCGGACGCGCCACGGTTGCCCCGCGTCATTCCGCAAAAGTATCCCCGAATCCGCGCCGATCCGGCCGGATGAGCAAAGAGCTAGCAGCGAAGAGGTAGGAACTTAGCAGGATGTCGAAAGCGCTAGAAGCGTTTACCGAGCGGGGTATAGCGCATGTGCCCGATTCGGTGCCTCTTCCGCGCTTCGTGACGCCGATTCACCCCGACCGGAAGCTTTCATGGGGCGATAGCGCCGAGAAATTCGCGGCGATGCTGCCTATTCACGGTGGACGTGTTGCGGAATTGCGACCGTGGCAGCGTTACGCATTGGACCGTGCTCTCGAAGCCGACGCGGACGGCAATCTGCTATGGGAAACGGTGATACTGAGCGCGCCGCGTCAGGTTGGCAAGTCGGTATTGGAGCGGATCGCGGTTACATGGCGCTTACACCAATCGCATCTCTTCGGGCAGACGCAAGACATTGTGCACGTCGCTCATAACTTCCGCACCGCTTTGGAGATTTACCGACCGGCGGCGCGGTGGGCATTGCAAGCGCTCGGCAAGAGCTACGTTCGGCAAGCGCAAGGTCAGCAGCAAATCGAATTGCCGGACGGATCGCGGTGGATGATCCAAGCGGCGACCGATGGTGCGGGTGTCGGCTTCGCGTTGACGATGGTTCTTGTAGATGAGGCGTGGCGTATTCAACGGTCCGTTGTCGATGCCGCTCTTATGCCGACGTTGACCGAAGCGAATAGCGGGCAGCTATGGCTAGTGAGCACGGCGGGCACGTCCACGAGCGATCTTATGAAGGCGTACCGAAATGCGGCGCTCAACGGCAGCGAATCAATCCTCATTCTCGAATGGTCCGCACCGGACGACGAGAGCCAAGACATAACCGATCCCGAGCTTTGGCGCATCGCCTCGCCGTATTGGGACGACAAGCGCGAGCAGCACGTAAAGCGGCGCTTGGACACGTTGACCGAATGGAATTTCCGGCAGCAGTACCTCAATCAATGGGTGCCGAACATGCAAGCGCCATTGCTCGGTGCCGATGTGGCGCGCACCGTCGAGACCTTGCAGCCAATGCCCGATGTGCCCGTGTCGTTCGGCGTGGACGTGGCAACCGACCGAAGCCACGCGGTGATCGTTGCCTATGGCGGACTCATCGCTGAGGTTGTGGACGAAAACATTCGTGAGCGCACCGGCGTGTCATGGCTACCGGCGAGAATCAAAGAGCTAATCGAGAAATGGAATCCGCTAGCGGTTGGGTTCGATGCGAACGGTCCGGGCGCGAGCATTGCGGATGCACTAAAGCTTGATCCGGATTACGCCGATGTAATCGTGATGATGAGCGGCCGCGAAATGTGCGCCGCGAGCGGTCAACTATTCGACGCGATCCACGCGGGCGCGTGGCACGTTCGTCCGCACGACCGGATGGCCGCGAGCCTGACCGGTGCACTGCGGCGCGGCTACGGGCAATCGTGGACATTCGCGCGGGACGCCCCTACGTCCGGATGCCCCGTAATAGCCGCTAGCGCGGCGCTATGGGCATCGGCGCACGCTCCCGCGACCGTGGAGGCAAGCGCCATATGGTGAATCTGCTACGGCCATTTCAGCGCCGCGCGGTGACAACCAAAGTCTTGACGGCGACCGATGGGCGAGACGTATTGCTCAACACGCCGGACGGATGGGAAGTTGACCAACCGGGCCTATGGTGGCTCGGACCGGCGGACGGCTCGCAAGGTCCATACGGCAATCCGTTGCCGGGCGCGAACGATCCGAACGGCTTTGCATCGCTGCCGGGCGTGAGTCGAGCAACGGCGATCATTTGCGACACGATCGCGGGCCTACCGTGGCAAGTGTTCCGAGGGTGGGAGCAATTGCCTAATCCGAATTGGATCGATGACCCGCAAAACCTCGCCCGCGATGGCCGGTTGCCGACCGAGCAAGGTCCCGAGATATTCGAAGTCCGGCTTTCGGCCGTGGAGTTTTGGACGCAATGGATTGTCAGTGCCCTATGGTTCGGCGATGGATATATCTACGTGCCGAGCCGTGACGCGGCAGGCTTACCGCAACCGCCATTGTTCATTCTCAATCCGTCCGAAGTCACGATCGATTACGAAGCACCCTATTCGCAATACTCGGTTGGCGACTACGTATTGAGTCCGCCCGAGATTATCCATCTACGCGGCGAGCCACCCTACGAAGAGGGGCACGGGCAAGGGGTATTCACGCGTAACGGTCTCGACCTAGCGCTAGCAATGACGGTTCGGCAGTACGCGGGCGGTCAATACGCGTCCGGCATTCCCTACGGCTATCTCAAATCCGGTCAGCCGAGGATGGACGAAGATCAAGCCGGGAAGCTCCGCGATCGATGGATGGCGCAGCACGGGCGCACGAAGCGCAGCATTGCGGTACTCAACGCAACAACGGAATTCGTGCCGCTCACCATCACACCATTGGACGCGCAACTATCCGACGCGCGAACGTGGAGCTTGCGCGACATAGCGCTAGCGTTCGGCATTCCGCCGTACATGCTCGGCGTAAGTGGCGATACGTCCACGTACGCAAACGTGGAAGGCCGCTACCGCGAATTCACGACGCTAACGCTTTTGCCATGGTTACGCCGTATCGAATCCACGCTAGACGCGCAATTCCCGCGCGGCACCGAGCTACACATCAAGACGGCGGGACTCGAAAGAGCCGACACGGCAACGCGCTATAACACATACAAGATTGCTCTAGAGAGCGGGATCATGACGCGCGATGAGGTACGCGCTCTAGAGAATCTCCCACCATTGGGCAATGAAGCCGATCCCAATATCCCGGATACTGCGCCGACAGGAGGCGTGAGCAATGGAGTACCGGCAGCCGACGCATCATCTCTCAATGCAAGTGCGGCGAATTGACGAGCAAGCGCGAACACTAGAGGGCGTCGTCGCACCGTACGACGAGACAACGTTGCTCGTCTCGACACCGGGCGGCGAGCGAATCAAGCGGCGCGCATTCGAGCGATCAATCACGCAACGGGCAACGAAGATCCCGCTATGCGTGAACCACAATCACGAAAACATCGTTGGTGTATCGCGGGCATGGACCGACACGAACGAAGGGCTAATAGGGCTTTTCGAATTCCGGGATGACGGTTACGCCGATCGCGCAATTGCCGACGTGCAACGCGGGTATCTCGAAAAGATGAGCGTCGGATTCGTGCCGATCGATCGCAAGCGCGCCGACGATGGCGTGATGGAAATCCGCGAAGGTTTGCTTTGTGAATGCTCGTTAGTGATCCTTGGCGCATACGATGGTGCGGACGTATTAGCGGCGCGTATTGCGCAGCAAACCGAAGAGTTATTTGCACCGTTCCAAAATCCTCCGGACTTGCCTATTCCCTTCGCTGCGCCTTGGGTATAGCGTCCGGTTTATCGGCTCGCTCGGTTCGGCTCGGACGCGCGACTAGGCACCCGTAATCGGCTCGCACTTCTCGGCGTTCACCCGTACGGCACCCGGATGATCACCTATCCGATCTTGCGACGTGCGGGGGCACATCATGCTGACGTACCTAAAGAAGCTCCGAGACGAACGCGACTCTCTGAGCGCAACGACAACCGGAATTCTCGATACTGCGGCGAAAGAAAACCGCGCAGTATCGGACACCGAGCGGGCGAGTATCGACAAGATGGCCGAGCGGTGCGCAGCAATCGACGGCGAGCTTTCGACGTTCTCGACGCAATATGAGAATCAGCGTGCGTACGCGGCATTGCGCGGAAAGATCGAAGAGCTTACGGACGATGACGAGAAGCCGGTAACGACAATCGAGCGGCGCAAGCCGAGCGCACCGGAGCGTCCGCGTTCATGGGGCGAGACCTTTACCGACGCGGAAGCGTTCAAAGCGTATGAGGGTCACGGGCGAAGCGGCGTTGTCGAACTTGGCCCGGTGCTCGAAGAGCGCGCACCGATCACGACCGATTGGCCGCCCGATGGCGTATTGCGCCCGATGCGGTGGACCGGAAACGCTACGCAATCATGGGCACCGCGTTTGCTCGCTCTCGCAAACACCGTCACGACAAGCGCGGGCGCGGTCGATTGGGTGCGCTATCAGCCGGTACCGCCGAGCGAAGCGAGCATTGTTGCCGAAGGCGATTTGAAGCCGGAAGCAAATATTACGCTCGAATTGAAGAGCGGGACTCTCGACACGATCGCGCATCACAAAATCATCTCGCGGCAAGCGCTCGAAGATATCCCGGGTATCCAAACGGAAGTAACCAACCGTTTGCGCGCGGGCGTGATGGTGAAGCTGCAAAACTTGCTTGCCGATGCGATCAATGCGGAAACGGACTTCGTAACCGCAGACTCCGACACATTGCTTGCAGCAATCCGCGTAGGTATGGCGGAAATGGACGATAGCAACGGCTATACGCCGAGCGGTGTCCTCTTGAATCCTGCCGATTGGGCCGACATTGACCTTGCGGTGCTCGGTGGCACGCTCAACGGGCCCGATGTGAACCGTGGCGTATGGGGACTGCAATTCGTGGCGAGCAATAAGATTCCCGCCGGTACCGCGTATGTCGGCGATTTCAACGCTGCGCTTACGCTCTTTCAGCGGAGCGGTACTAGTACGTTCATGAGCGATTCGCACGCGGATAACTTCTTGCGCAACATGCTTGCAATTATCGCGGAAACACGCGCGCTCGCGGTTGTTACCGAGCCGCTCGCGATGTGCAAGTGCACCGTTACGCCGGTCGTACCGTAAGGGGGATGCAATGCCCGCGACGGTCGAAACACTTCGTATCTATCTCGGTATTGGCGGTGCGCGTGACGTAGATACGCAAGCAATGCAGATTGCATGCGACGCCGCTAACCGCGTAGTCGAAGTGTTTCGGCCGGACGTGGCGGAATCCGATGATCCATGGCCCGCCGAAATCGAGAGCGGCGCGCTCGTCCAAGCGGCACGGCTCTACGGGCGACGCGGGAGCGTGCAAGGCGTGGCGGCATTCCAAGATATCGGCGTTGCCACGATCGGCAGGCTTGACCCGGACGTGCGCGTGCTGCTCGGTTTAGGCGAGTATCAACCATCGGCTATCGCATGAGTAGCTACGAAAAGGGTTTAGAGATAGCCGCGCGACTAGAGGACGCGGGCATCGTCGCTACATGCGATCCGCGCGGCGCTAATCCGCCGTGCGTATTGATCACGCCACCGCAAGGCACCGTGGATCATTTGTGCGGCGCTACCGGGACATGGCAGCTATTCGCGCTCTCGCCGACAACCGCGAATCTCGACGCATGGAAAGCGCTCGATGAAATGTTGGTGGCAGTAGAGGACGTGCTTTCGATCGAAGGATGGGACTTTGTGAGTTACACGCTTAGCGGCGACTCGCCACCCATTCCGTCCTACCGCATTCGTTATACGGAGGCATTCGAACTATGACCATTACCGAATCGCGCGTCCGAAAGGGCGTGCTCACGCTCGGCGAAACGGCAGCATCCGTAGATTTCTCGTGTCAACCGACGAATATCCGGGTAACGCCAACGTATGACGATGACGGCGACCGGACCGAAACGCTCTGCGGCGACGTAATTCCGCCCGGCAAGATCGCGAGCTATGTGCTTGCCGGTACTGCGGTGCAAGACTTCGATGATCCCGAAGGATTCCTAGCATATTGTTGGGATAACCAAATGGATACGGTGCCCTTCACATGGCAACCGAATATCGAAGGTGCGCCGACGTGGAGCGGTTCACTCGTCGTTGTGGCGCTCGAAGAGGGCGGCGATGTTGGCGCGCGCATTACAACCGATTTCGAATTTGACATTGTGGGTACGCCGGATCGCACGTACGCCGCGCCCGGCGTCGCGCAAGAAGAGGTTCCCGCACCCGCACCGGTTGGCTAATGCCCGAGCCGGTAGTACG